CTAAATTTGAGATATTATTTAAATTTGATAATATATATGATTTTATGTCATGGTTTACAATTCAAGCTAAACAACATGATGCTATTCAAAATAAATTTATGGATTTTACTGCAAATTTACGAGTAAACACATTGTGTAAAGAATGTGGTGTTCCAATTGAAAAGTGCTTGTGTTGTCTAGTTTGTAAATGTAATAAGTATTCTAATTTGTGTACATGTGAGAAATTCCAATTACAATCTTTAATAGATAATTTATCATATTCAAATCAATTGTTTAAAGACTGCTCTCACTTTGTTATACATAGATCAAATAAGATTAAAGATATTTATGAGGAAATCAAATGTAATTTATTTGTAAAACCAGAGGTGAAAGTCTCTCCTTATGTATCTGGGTGTTTTAGCACATTGATAGATGTGTTATATATTTACCTATTTTTAATGATAGATTATTGTTGCTCGAGATGGTCATTTATTGCTTTTGTGTTCAGTTTCAGATTAATTAAAATTTGGTTTGGTTTATCAGTATTTAACTGTGATAATCAATTATTTCGTAAACGTGCCTTTCAGTTGTTAGCTGAAACAGTCAAATATAAGATAGGATTCACTTCAGCAACATTAAGTAAAATTAAAGTATTAGGTTTAATATTGGCTAGCTTTTCTATGTGTTATACAATTTATAAAGTTATTAAATCAAGTAATGTAAATAATCAGATTTTACAAACAGATAAGAAAAAATGTAGTCTACAAGAATATGGTACAAAACCAAGTATGAATGATTTTGAAAGACCTAATGCATGGCCAAAAGAATCCTACAGCTTATCTAATTATGAATTATCACCATTGACTGTATCTTGGTCAAAAATGCCGGATAATGAATTTCGTGATTTATTAATAACCAATATGAAAAGAATTGAAATTATAAAAGATGAAGGAGATAGTTTTGTTTCTTATAAAGCAAATATGTTTGGGATATGTGATTTTATGTATATTTGTAATTCACATAGCATACCACGAGCACCGTTTAAAATGAAGGTTTATAATACTATTAATACTTCAGTAAGTGTGAATAAAACTATATCTGTTAATGAAGAACAAATATTAAAAGTTGAGGGTGATTTTACTATGTTGTATTTACCCAATTTTGATCCATGTAAAAACTTGGTGGGTCTAGTGCCTCGCAATATAGTTGATGGTTGTTTTAGTGCACAATATATAGGTTATGAGGAAGATTGTACCATAATAGATATTAATATTCAAGCTGTCAGATATAAGAGAGTTGGTTTGTTTAATGGTCAACATGCTAATGTTTATATGGGACTATCTGAAAAAATGACCAAACTTGGTGATTGTGGTTCCATTATGTATAAGATGTCCAATTTAGGACCACTTATATTAGGTTTCCATTATCTAGGTGATGGAGCAGGACTAAATAAATATACGT